CTTGAAAATGCGCCGTGCGCTGCGCCTCTCCCGAGGCCAGTATTTTCCAAGGATCTTGGCCCGCTTTGGCACCATAATAAGCCGCATCCGCGAGCTTTCGATTGCTGTCCGCCCACCATTGGGTTTTCCATGAATGGGGTTCGCCATCAACCGTATCCGGCGCTTTAAAGTTTTCTTTGGTTTGAATACCCGCCGCCCCTGAACCGGTTGCAGCGCTCGCAGCCGCTTGGCCTGCTGCCGGTGCGGCCGACCCCGACGCGGCGGCTGCTGCACCCGTAGTGGCCGCGCCCGGCATTCCTCCCGGAGCAGCGCCAGCGCTACCTTGTGCGCTTGGGCTCTGAGTTCCCGGCATCCCCCTTGGCGCCGCTGCGGCAGGACTCGCAGGAGCCGCAGCGGCAGGCGCAGCACCTGCTGGCGTAGCAGTCCCCGGCATCCCGCCCGGAGCGGCAGCGCCTGCGGGTGGGGCGCTTGCTGGCGTACTTAGACCACCTTGGCGAACACTGGAAGTATTCTCTAAAAGTTGTCCTGCCAATCCCGCCGCTTCTTGAACGGTGAATTTGGTGCTCGCGGTAATGCCTAACTTCGCCGCCAATTGATCTACGACTTCGGGCGGAAAACCCATCGTTGATAAGGAATCGTTGCCTTTGGCTATACCATCACGTAGTTGCTGAGTAAGCTGGATTTGCCGATCTTTGATACTGGGCGGTGGCGCACCGGGGAGCGCGCTTACTTGCGACGCACCGGGCAATGGCGTGCCTTTGTTGTCGGAAGGAAATGGCGTGGGCGTAGCGGGTTGTCCGGGCGTCGGAAAAATACGATTGCCCGCCGTGGTCGGATCGGCAGTTCCTGGTGCGTTAAGTTGATTGCCCGCTTGGGTTGGATCGTTCGTTGCAATCGCGCCTTGCTGACCAGGTTGATCTTTATGCGGAATATCTTTATGACCCAACGTATGATCGTAAATGTGTTTGAAAAAGCCTTCGACCGCATCGGTGGCTTTACCCATGGCACTTTCGGGCGGCTCATACGGGATAGGCTCGCCATTCTTATCGGTGTTACCGACGCCATAGAGTTGCGTATTGGCGGCGTCTATTCCCGCGCGTTCACGTGCCTCGTTGTCCTGCCACTGTTGCTGAAAGTTATGTCCGATGTTCTGGCCGGCTTGCAAGCCGGCGATAGCGGCGGCACCACGCCCATTCATGGGAACAGAGATTTCCGCACCGGGCACATAACCGCCATCGGCCATGGTTAAAATCTGCCCGCGCGTCGAAGCCGGACGAATGCCTTGCATGGGGTGGCCGTAATTACCTTCTACAATGCCACCTTGCGCCATTTGCATGACCGGAGAAGGCGCGGGCGCAATAGGCGCACCCATCTGCGCGGCGGGAAACTGCGTCGGGATACCTTGCAGCATCGAGCCGCCCGGCGTGCCTTGGCCTGGAAGCATCCCGTTCGGTGCGGGTGCTGGTTGATTGCCGCCGCCTAGCTTAGAGATAAAATCCCATACCGGATGATTCGCGTGGGCTAAATTCGATCCTGGCTCATCGCCCGCCAACTGCGACTTGGTATTGTTCATATCGTCGGTCAGTTGGTTATTTTTCAAATCCTGATAGTTATCTATGCCTTTTTTGGCAAGCCCCATACCTGCCGTGGCAACAGAACCCAAACCGCCCCAGTCGAGACCCATGGCTATTTACCTTTGGCGAGCATCGCCTTGGCGCGGGCGCGGATCTTCGGACGCGCGGAGGCGGGGGCGTTGTTAATACGTCCCAGCGCAGCCTTGGCATGTCCGGCATTTTCAATTGGAAACGAACGGTTCGGTCCCGCAAAGTCCGATGCTGGGAGTGCCTTTCTCTGCTTTGCTGTTAATTTCGCCATGGGGTTAAATTCCACTCCGATGAGGCTGCCAGGGGATCGGACTTGCTCGGCGCAGGTTGGATTTCTCGCGCGTTGAGTCTATGAGCTTATGTAAACGCTCAGAACCCATATGGGCTACGACATCACGGGGCAAAACAAACTCTCCGGGGGTCAACATCGCCGGCTTGCGATCCGTGGTGTTTCCGAACGTCCCGGCTGGTAGCGCTCCTTGCGTACCGACCGGACCCCCCATGTCCATCGGCGTAAAGTGCATCGGAATACCGGGTTGGCGCGGCATCGGGCTGCGTCTTACGGGTAAGCCGCTATGGGGATGACCCGAGAGACTACTTGAACTGTTGGGTAAGAATCCTCCTAAATGCTCACCCACAATACCGCCGCCTTCCATGAACATACCGGCCGCGCCAATGGCTCCGGTAATGCCCGCTACATTGGAATTTTGCTGCGCTTGCTGGTTTTGGAACACCTGGTTCTGATCGCCGAACTGCGCCTGATTGGCACTGACCGCACCCGCATTGGCATTGGTCGCCGTATTCAAGTATTGATTCGAGGCCCCTAAATTAGAAATCCCCGAGGAGTTGGTTTGGTTAACCCCCAACTGCCCGGCCTGCGCCGTGCCGGCGGCGGTCGATGCGCCCTGCATCCCTTGCTGGCCCACTTGCATCCCCAACTGGTTCGCTTGGTTAGTTAAGGCGTTGGCGGTGTTCATGGTATTAACCGCCGACTGCGTACCCGCCGCGCCCACCTGGCCCGCGCCCGTGATCGAGTTTTGGCGATCCAGTGCCGCTCCATGAACCGATGCCGGATCTACGCCCTCGGCGGCTAATGCGGCGGCGGAATTGCTGCGCGCAGCCTGATTGGCCGTATTAGCCCCGGCTACCGCTTGTCCCTGAAGTCTTTGGATGTTGGCATCTGACCCATAGGCTTGGGCCTGCTGGGCTTGCTGAGCCTGGAGCGGCGCAAACGTGCTGCCGTATTGGCTGATGTTCTGGTGCGCTTGGGCGCCTAATTGGCCCGCCATCGAGTTCGATGTGTTGGTGACGCCGGCTAGATTCGTCTGTGCGTTCTTGTTGTAAGCCAGGCTTGTCTGCATCAATTGGTTAGCGTCAGAGGTCGCGGTCCCGGCCGTTTGGTTGGCTTGATTGACATTGCCAGATAGATTCGGTGCATTGGGAATCTTGGCGCCGCCCGACATTGCGTTCTCCTAACCATCGACAATTGTGCGGGTAGAGTACACCCATCCATAGCTCACCGGGTATTTGCCCACAGGTTTTAAATCCCAGCCGGCCGGCGATATGGATGCTCTGGTAATTAGTGGTTTGGATGAACGCCGCCAGGTATTTGTACTTCCATTGGACGAAAGCGGTTCTAAAGGTGGCCCTTAATAACGCTCGATTCAGGCCATTGGGCAAGGTACACAGATGCAATTGGCAACCGTGGGGCTGGAAAGAATCAAAGCCGAAGGCGGCAACTAATTCGCCATTAACTTGCCGACCGATACCCCAAAAATCCCGTTGTAGCGGCAGTCCGCTTCGAGCGTGCATCCAGGCTTGGATGTCATCAGTCGTTAAAGACATGCCCCCGCCGCATGGCACAGTTCGTAGTAATGCTGCCAGTAGGTTAATTTGGCGGTGGCGTCGGCGAGTAACTTTTCGGTAGCGGGAGCGATATCGACTGAATCCCGAGTGCCTGCATCTGCGCTTCCCACAGCGCTGGGTAGTCCTGCGGAGCCAACGCTTGGGGGTCTGGGGCTGGGGCTTGTGGGCACGAGGAGGCGGCTATTAACGGCTGCTGGGACGCACACCCTGACAATAATCCCAGGAGCGGAGGCAGCGGCCAAAGCCACTTGAAGGTGAGTGCTGGCTTTGGCATTGGCGGTATTCGCGAGGGTTTCTGCGGCTTGGACTTTGGCGGTTTGGGCAATTTGCGCTTTTGCATCGAGAGCCTGCTGTTCTGCAATCCCTGCTTGTTTGAAATGGTAGATAACAAACCAACCGACGACACCGATAAGTACCAGTAGCCCTAACCCTAAATAGACCTTTATTTCACGGGTCAACGGATATTCAGCGCGGAAACCTCGGCCTTTAGGCCGGGGAGGAAGCGCTGCTCCTTGTGTTGTTTACACGAAAATGTGGTAAAGTGTGAGGCATGGAAATCAAGCGTGCTTACCGCTTTCGCTTCTACCCTACGCAGACCCAAGAGACGATCTTGGCGCAGACTTTCGGCTGTGCGCGCTTTGTCTACAATCGGATGCTGCGCGAGCGTACCGATGCCTGGTTCGAGCGGCAGGAACGGATGGGTTATCACGCAACCTCCGCCGCATTGACGAAGCTCAAGAAAGACCCTGAGCATCTGTGGCTGAACGAAGTCAGCTCCGTTCCGGTGCAGCAATCGCTACGCCATTTGCAGACTGCATTCGCTAACTTCTTTGCCAAGCGGGCAAAGTACCCAACCTTCAAGTCGCGGCATGACAAGCAAGCGGCTGAATACACCACGAGCGCCTTCAAATGGGATGGCAAGGCACTGAAACTCGCCAAGATGGATGCGCCATTAGCAATCCGCTGGTCACGCACACTGCCTAAAGCTGCGGTGCTGACGACCGTGACCGTGACCAAAGATACCGCCTCGCGGTACTTCGTCTCCTTGCTATGCGACGATACGGTATCGAAAAAGCGCAAAGCCACAGGAAAAGTGGGCATCGACTTAGGCTTGACGCACTTCGCGATTCTCTCGACCGGCGAGAAGATCGCCGCTCCGAATACGTTCAGGGAACATGAATCTAGGCTTGGCCTGTTGCAGCGGCGGGCGGCCAAGAAGGTCAAAGGCTCGAAGAATCGAGCGAAGGCGAAGTTGAAAGTCGCCCGACTGAATGCGCATATCGCCGATGCGCGCAAGGATTTTCTGCATAAGCTCTCAACCCGGTTGGTCAACGAAAACCAAGTGATCGCCGTGGAGACGCTGGCCGTCAGCAACATGCAGAAGAATTCCTGTCTCGCCAAATCCATCAGCGATGCGGGCTGGTCGGAGTTTGTGCGGCAGTTGGAGTACAAGTCGCAGTGGTACGGGCGTGAACTGATCGGTATCGACAAATGGTATCCGTCGAGCAAGCGCTGCAACGACTGTGGGTACGTGTTGGTCTCGTTGCCGCTCAACGTCCGCGAGTGGACGTGTCCCGAATGCGGCGTGACCCATGACCGGGATGTGAATGCCGCACGCAATGTATTGGCCGCAGGACTTGCGGTGTCAGCTTGTGGAGAGAATGTCAGTCCGGTGTGCATATAGATGTGCAAAGGCAGTTCTCTGGGAAGCAAGAATCCCCGTCCTTTAGGGCGGGGAGCAGTCAAGCGGCAAGTAACTCACTCTCGGCCAGTCGGCGAGCTTGCAGCCCTGGTAACACGACTAACTGTCCATGCACTCTACCATGATTCCAAAGCAGTATCTGCTGCTTGGCGGCGACCCAATTGCCGGCATTGACATCACGGCATAGGGTACTGGTACGGTAATTGCCTACCCCTAAGTTAAAAACAAAATCGGTGAGCGCTGCGAGCGGACCTGGAAGACTTGCAACACTTGGGGAATACGACAGGAGAAGAGTTTGGGCACAGTGCAGATCATGAATGAGTTCGGTGTCGGCTTGAATCTGCGTCCACACGAGTCCCAAATATACGTCAGGGCCGCAATGCCCATAGCCGATGGTCGGGATACCCCCCGTATCCAGATAAGCGAGAAGTTTGCAGCCCTCGAATCGTTTGACTAAATCTTGGGCGGTCATGCGACTTTAAGCTCAGCGCCCGTCTCGGCAATCGCAATATTAAACACATTGCAATTAGCCACTAACTTAACTCGCCACCCATCGGCTTTGTAACCGGCGGGTAAGCGATACGTTCGTTCATCAACACAGGTCCAAATAAATTGCGGAACCCACACTTGGCCGGTTGATTCACGCGCCGAAATGGTCACTTGCACGGAGTTAATCACGCCCTGCAAATTGCCCATACTGAATAATGGGCTACCTCCCAAGGGCTCTTTGATCTGTACCAAAACTGCGCCGGGTCCTGTAATACCCGCCATGGTTCTAACCCCGTTGATCGGAGCAAGATTTAAACTGTTGAGCGGCATGGTGATCCGCTGTGCGTTGAATGATGTGTAATCCGCCAACAGCGCGAACGGTATCTGATAACTACCGCCATCGAACTTGATTTTCATCGCCCCCATGGAAACTGGCTTAGGCAAATCGAAATCTTTGCTCTGCCAGGCATATTCTATGGGCACGCCCGCAGGCGGATCGAACAACCGGACCTGGTTGTTCTGAACTATATAGATCTCACCGTTGTACTGATCCACTTGAATGCTGTCTACGGCGCTATAACGGTCCAGCGTGGTCAAAGGTGCCAAGGCTTCAGCAGGGGAGAAAATAAATCCAGTGGCGCTCGTGTCAAACGCCACATACTGCAACCCATAACCCACGGCTTGGATGGTCGATGGACTGAATTGGTCCTGCCATTCATTGCGCGTCAAAATAGGTTGAGTCGCCAGTTGCGTGGCACCTGCGGTCGCCACCAGAATCCCTTGCGGACTCGCGTAGTACACTCCACCCAGACTCGCAACCATGCTGCGCCGGGATACACACGGATCTATGCTGGAAATCTTTTGCAAGGTTAAATTGGCCGGTGACATGCCATCGGCATAATACGGATTTGAACTCGTGCCAATGACTAAAATATTGCCGTAAATACTCAAGCCCACGATTTCTGTTTTGCAGGTAAAAATATTTTGAATGGGCCAGGCATGGGGATGATACGGATCGGATAGGTATAGATCTCTATCCAAGAACCCGCACAAAAACCCACCCGGATGCGACATCAAACCTTTGAGTCCTACGGGCGGTGGCAGCCAAGTTAGACTAGGCAACACATAGTTTTCGGCAACTTTACTATCGAGTGCGCCATCTAGATAAGAAGTTGTTCCCAAGGGAACGCTATCGACGTAAAAGTATTGCGCTACTGTCGATGTACTATCAGCCACGGTGCGATAGATATTGATCTTGGTGATGTTGTAATTACTGGCACTCGGGACGGTGATATCAAATCCCGTCAAGGCCCAACCGCCCGCATTGCCTTCGGCCAAAGTAGAAATACTCGGTGCGCCTTCCTCGCCATACGCCGTCACAAACGTATACACATAAGATCTGACAAAATTGGTTCCCGCAAACGGCGCCACGCTCAAGGCGTTGACGGGCGCGGGCACTCCCAACATAAAGCTCGCGTCGCCGTTTTGAATTCGGGCGCGTGTATTATATTGCGGTGCCCCGTTGTAGCGGGTTTCATCGCTGGTCCAGTAATATCTTTCAAACTGGTCTTGCAGTACCGGCGTTCTGACAAAATCCACTTCGTTGGAATTAAAGCCGACCCAGAAATCTTGCACGCCCGACACCAAAGGCGCATCGACCGTCGCAGGTAATCGGTAGGCACGAAGCGTCTTCGTGGCGCCAAAGTCATGAATTAACGAAGAAGCGTGCAGTCCTCGCAATTCTCCTGACAATAACTTCGCATTAGCCGCCGTGACCGCGCCATTGTAGGGCAGTAGGCGCGCGGAGGTTCGCGGGGAGACGCCTGAAAAATTATCAATCTTGATGGCGGTCAAGTTAATTTACTCGTGTTTTAGTTCATCTGTTATACGGCCCTCGGCTTTCGCCTCGGCTCCTACAGATGAACAGTCCTAAACGCTCGCATGTTTGCCGTTTGTCTTCGCCATGGGCGCGGGCGCCGGCTCGGCGCTTACGGGCTCACCCTTCGCCGCCTCGACCGCCGCATTGATCGCTGCCTGGAGCGCCTGATCCGCGCGCTGCGCAGCGGGGATCACTTGCCCGAGCGCAAATCGCAGCGTGTTCAACAAGTCTAAGTTCACGGTCAAGTTAAATTCGGTGACTTCTTGGGTCATAAATAATTGCTCCTAGAGCGGCCCCAACACGGGCGCTCCTAATGTGACGAATGGATTATTTGCGCTGATGCCACTCGCGGCGACCGCCGCATTGCGCTTGGCGACGATCAAATTG